TATGGCTAAAGACCCTAGGCTAACCCGTGCTGGTGTCTCTGGGTTTAACAAACCTAAAAGAACACCGGGTCATCCTACTAAATCACACATTGTTGTTGCCAAGGTAGGTGACAAGATTAAGACAATACGCTTTGGCGCTCAAGGTGCTAAAGGAAGTCCTCCGAAGGCTAATGAATCTATGGCTTATAAGAAGCGTAGACTAGCTTGGAAGGCAAGACATGCCATTAACATTGCTAAAGGTAAAATGAGCGCAGCTTATTGGGCCGACAAGGCTAAGTGGTAGAGTATTTATTAAGGAAGTAGTATGTCAGAAGTAGTTTTGCACGAAGGTCAGTCAGAGATAATAACAGACCTATTCGTAGAAGAAAATACACGCTATGCTGTAGTTAACGCTAGTCGTGGTTTTGGGAAGTCCTATCTCGCTGCCTGTGCCGCTGTTTTAGCAGTACAAGAGCTAATGGAGTTAGATGAAGAAGTACCAAATAAGAATGTGGCTATTATTGCCCCTACCTATGCTCAGGCTGTTGACATCTATTACCCACTACTAGCCTATCAGCTAGGCATGGAAGATCACGCTATTAAAGCCTCTAGGGTGGCTGGCACCTTCTGGTTTCCTAAGAACGTACAACTAAAGATTTGGTCGTATGAAGCTAGTGAACGCATGAGGGGTACTGGTCAGTATTTTGTAGTGGCCGATGAGGTATGCTCTTGGAAGGGTGCAGGTACAAGCTTGAAAGAGTCTTGGGAATCTGTTATTCAACCCTGTATTGCTACTCGTTGGTCTAAACAAAATGCAGATAAGTTCGGGGCTAAACCCGGGAGGGCGCTAATCATTAGTACGCCTCTGGGGTATAACTATTTCTATGAAATGTATAATAGACAGGACTCCGACAATAGTTGGAAGTCTTATACCTATACTTATACAGAGTCTCCTTATCTTGATGCTGAAGAAATCGATAGGGTGAAACTTACACTAGACCCCTTAAAGTTCGCTAGAGAATACACAGCTAGCTTTGAAGACTCTGGTAATACTGTGTTTTATACGTTTAACCGTAAAGAGCATATTGACAAAGACCTACCCTCTTTTGAAACAGGTGAAGATGTTCATGTTGCTATCGACTTTAACGTTGGTATCATGGCTAGTGTAGTGTTTGCCCTTAGAGGCAATCAGATACACATCATAGATGAGATGCAGGGACATCCTGATACTGAGACCTTGGCTAGAAGCCTAGTGGAAAAGTATAAAGGACACCGCATTATATCTTACCCTGACCCGAGTGGGAAGGCTAGGAAGTCCTCTGCTGCTGTTGGACGTACAGACTTTAGCATTCTACAAGCTGAAGGTATACAGACCAGAGCGCATAATAAGGCACCTCCTATTATCGATAGTGTAGCAGCTATCAACAAGAAGTTTAAGAACGCTAATGGGGATATCGATATGTATATCCATCCACGTTGTTCAAATACAATCAAATCAATAGAACGTACCGCATGGGTAGAGAGTAACCCTGACACAGCTACCATCTGTAAAAAAGAAGGTGTTGAACACTGGACAGATGGTCTAAGATATGCTGTGGAGTATTTATTCCCTGTGCGTGGAGGTTCTAAAGTGACAACCAGAGGCTTCGGCTTCTGATTATAATAAGGAATAATATTATGGCATTAATTGGCAAGTTAGTCAAAGTCGCCTATAAGATGACCCCTAAACGTAAGGCTGCCCTTGCTAAAGCCGTTGCAGCTTCTGCCAAAAAGCGCGGTTCTAAGGCCGTAACTAAAAAGGTAGTTAAGACTACGGCTATAAAGAAGGCGGCTGGTTCTGTCAAAAGGACAGCTAAGCTTACTGCTTTAAAGACCAAGAGATCAACCAAAGCGGTTCTAAAGACTAAAGCTGGTAAAATAGCCGCAGCCACTGCAGGGGGCGCTGGTGTCGAAAGAGTTACTAGTAAAAAGGCCAATTCTAAAAAGAACAAGTCTACCACTATTGCTAGGGCCAACCAAATAGGTGGCGGCATCAAAAACCTCGGCGTTAAGGCTGCGACTGATGCTGCCTCAGTTGCGAAGAACGTTGCTAAGGCTGCTGTCGGTAAGCAGTCCGGTAAGAAAGCTTTCTTTAATATTGCCAAAGATGTTGCAGCAAGTAACCTCAAGGTAAGTGCTGGTCTTGTTAAGGGACAACTTAACGTTAAACGTGCTAAGAAAAATAAAAGGAAATAATACAATGGCATTAATTGGAAGAATTGCTAGGGTCGCCTACAAAATGACTCCGAAGCGCAAAGCCGCCTTAAAAAAGGCCGTTGAGGCCTCTGCTAAGAAACGTGCAATGAAGGCGGGAGCTAAGACTGGGGCTAAAGTCGTTACTAAAAAGACAGTAGCCAAAAAGGTTGTTAAGAAATCAGTAGCTAAGGCCCCTAAGGTGAGTCGGTCGGTTAAACGCGCTAACGCTATCAAGAAGACAGATAGCATGAACTTGACTCGTGTTAAAAAGGGTACTACTGCTGCTGGTCAAAAGCGCATTTCTAACTCTAACTTTAAAGGTAAGACAGGTAAAGCACTTAAGAAGTCTACTTATAAAGACCGTTTGGCTAGCTCCCGGGCTAAGTATAAAAAGACTTCCTTTAAGAACAAGGCTGGCCAAAAGGCCATGGGTCTTGTGAATCCTACTGGCGTATTTCGCCGTAAATATGTAGACCTTACTGTTGGTGAGAATGTTCGCCGGAATGTATCTCGTAATCTTAAGGTTGCTGGTGCCTCTGCCGCAGGTTATGCTGGACTGTCTCAGACAGATACTGATGCTGGCAAGTTAATTCGTCAGGCCTATCGTATCCCTAAGTTATAGTCGAAAATATTATTTTAAAGAGAAGGAAAAAAATATGGCTAGGAGTCGTATTACAGATACAGATCGAAAAGATCTTATCAGCGATGCTGGTAGCGTGTTATTCTCCTTGGTACAAGGGGAGCAACTAGAGTTCCCTGTTACTCTAAATTTTGTAGAGGATGCAACCGATAATTACGCCTATGAGGCAGTTCTTGTTGAGGCTGAGAATGTTGCAAGACAGATTTCAAAACCAAAAACAGCATTAACAGGCGGTGTTCAAGACACAATTGTTGTTAGAGTCCCTACAAATAGAGGTAACTGGCAAGATGTACAGGCTTATAACCGCGAAGAAATTGTTAAATACAACAATTTGCATTACAAGCTCTTGGAGGGTGCAGGTAGAATAAACGCTACAACTCCCGATTTAGATCCTGCTTGGGAAGTCACTTTACTTAATAAGATATACTTGCAATTTCCCAAAACCTTGTCTCTGAGCTACACGGTTCAACCTACTGTTGATTCTCCCTCTTATGGATTTTTTGAATTAAGAGTAACAGAGCCGCTTGATTCTATTTATAGTAGAACTTGGAAACCTATCAGAGGTATGGTAGAGTTTTTATTTAGCCCTACTCAAATCGTGCCTGACGTATAAGGAAAAGAGAGATGGCTGACAAAAATAAGAAGTTTACGGTTAAATCCGACAAAGTCTTAGGAGAAAAATCAAAAGAAAAAGATATTGTTGTTGATGTACCTAACACTTCTTTAAAAGGTCAGTCATCTACCCCTTCAATATCTGCTAATTTTAAAGAAACAGAGATAAGCACTAGCGTAAGCTATGGTGTCGTTAGTACTAAGACCGACAATATCAACATAGAAGTTGATCTTAAAGGTCTTGGTGAAGAAAGACAACCTGACAGCACTAAGTTCATCTTTAAACCAGATGAAGTTGATGTCAGTGACCATCAATCCTATGTGGTAGACAAGCAAGCAATACCAGAATTAGTCAGACTAGATGATACCTTTAATTACTTTAATTTAGATTTAGGTAAGTTTGATGAAATTTCTTCTATTGATAAATTCTCAGTAGACTATAGTAAACCCTTCTTTGATAACTTTAACACACAAGAGTTTATAGAAAAGGAATTAGCTAAATCATCGATTGATAATGCTGCATCAAAAGATCAAGACTCTAAACTAATAGCGCCTAATAAATTTGAAGTCGTTAGTACACCTGAAAGAGTTGAGCAGGTATTTTATAAGTCTATATTTGACGCTATTAGTATCACAGACGACGTCAATGGTGTCTTGCCTGATGATGATCAAACGGCACTTATTCAAGATAGAAACTTCGACACTAGTGGTGTAGAAGACTTTAGCTACAGACATATATACAAGGGCCTAGTAGATACTGTTAATTTAGCAGAAACCTTTCGTGCTGAAGATGGTACGATTAAGGACAATAGCTCAATAGCAGATATATTTATTGCTAGTTTATTTAAAACAGCAGACGATGACTTCGCTAGTACAGATGAAAAACTTGTGTTTGATTCAAACATAGGTAAACTAGATACAGCAACAACTAATGACATACTTTCCACAGTGATCACCTTCTTGAGAAGTTTTGAAGAGACTACCTCTGCTGCAGACAGTGGTAGATTAAACTCACAAAACTATTTTTCCGAGGAGTACGTATGGGAAGATTATGTCGGAACAAACTCATATTTTTAAAGGATCCTTGATATGATTAATGATAAACTAAACATGAAGGGGCAGTTGAAACTAGTACTTTCTTCTCCCAACACAGACGATCAAATTGTAGAGATTAACAACCTTGTAGTTGATACAGGCCTAGCCTATATTGCCGCTCGAATGATCAACACTGATGATGATATTATGAGCCATATGGCAATTGGTGCAGGTACAGCTGCTACTACTGGTACAGATGCTGCCTTGGGTAGTGAACTGGCTCGTGTAGCTTTGACCTCTGCAACTAACGTTACAACTACTGTCACTGATGACGCTGTACAGTACGTTGCTACGTTCCTCCCCGGCACAGGAACAGGCGCAGTAACTGAAGCAGGTACATTTAACGATGCAACTGCAGGTACTATGCTATGTCGCACTGTATTCGATGTGATTAACAAAGGTGCTTTTGATACTTTGACAGTTACATGGAAAATCACTATTGAAGCTTAATAGGAGGGTAACATGTCAGCTAATCTTACACTAAGACAAGAAGGTCCGAGTCCTAAAAACTCTCCTCTTACAAATGAAGAAGTCGATAATAACTTTATTAATTTAAACACAGAATTAACTGCTGTAGACAACAGCATTGTTCCTACGGCTCAGGCCGAAGCTCTTATTTTAGCAATAGCGTTAGGATAAGCCATGTCAAGTTTTATTAATAGAGTAAGCAAAAATGTAGCTCATACACCGCAACTTCTTTACACAACACCTGCCGATAGTAAATCTATTTTGATCGGCGCTAATATTGCTAATTTAACAGGCGCAACTATTGCGTTCCACATCTATATGACTAAAGGTGGAGTGGATTATTATCTTGCAAAAGATCTCCGAATAGAAGCCGGTGAGCATATTGAAATAATGAAAGGTAATAAGTTAGTGTTAGACAATAATGATACAATTACTGTTGCTGCCGTTATCTCTCAGGCTCAAACAACAGGTGTAGATGTAATATTATCAATTCTTAGCGAGGTATCATAATGGCTAAAGTCGGTGGATTTTATGAAGGCTCTGCTCTTTCAGATAAAACTTTTTATGGGTTTCATTTGAATGATCAAGGAGACTGCACAATAGATATTATAAATGACGGTACAACAGTTGTTAAAATTCCAGATCAAGACTCAGAAATATTAGACCCTGATGCATATAAGCATTGGTTTTGGTCTTCTGATAATATTGACTTTGAATTTGATAACAGCAATGGTCATTTAATAATGAAAATGCTTTAAAGAAAGTGGAAATATGGCACAATTAATTGATTTAGGAAAACTACGTTTCCATTTTGCAGGAACTTGGGCAAGTGGAACAACTTACGAAAGAAACGATATCGTCAAGTACGGTGGTAATGTTTATGTCTATACTCATACGTTAAAAACAACTGGAAACCTTCCAACCGATACTGCTCACTGGGCTTTAATGGTTGAGGGCTTTAAGTTTGAAGGCGTATTTAATACAGGCACGGCATACCAAATTGGTGACGGTGTAACTCATGGTGGTAAAGTCTATATCTCTATCTTAGATAGTACTGGGCAAACACCTCCAAACGCTACTTACTGGTCCCAATTTGTTGACGGTATTCAGTATGAAGGCGAGTATGATAATACAACAGCTTATCAGAAGAATGACTTAGTTGTCTATGGCCCTTCTGTATATATGGCTACACAAGATACTACTGGTAATATACCTACAGTAACAACCCACTGGTCTCAGTTTGTTGAAGGTGTTTCACCAGAAGGTATTTATAACAATTCAACTGCTTATCTTCCCGGAGACTTAGTAGCTTACGGTCCTAATATTTACCGTAATAAATTAGAGTCAACAGGAAATATCCCGACAAATACAACGTATTGGGAAGACTACGTCTCAGGGACAAAATTTAATGGGATCTTTAACCCTGCAACAACTTATTATGTAAATGACGTTGTTACATACGGGGGTAATGCCTACCGTGCCTTAATGGAGACTTCGGCTAATTTACCTACCTCATCAACCCACTTTGAGTTAGTTGTAGAAGGTTTTAGTTATCAGGGTGTTTGGTCTTCAGCTACAGCCTATTTAATTGGTCACTCTGTAAATTACGGTGGTGCGCTATATAAGGCTATTGCGGACACTACAGGAGATAACCCTAACACAGTAACAGGAAGCTGGACTCGTATTAATGGCGGTATAAACAACCGTGGTAACTGGGTGGCTTCTACTAGCTATGCTTCGGATGATGTTGTTGCTTATGGTGGTAACACCTTCTTATCATTAGAACCACACGCTTCGGGCGTTGACTTCCCAACAGACCTAGCTAATAATAAGTGGCAAAAGTTTTCTAGCGGTGTAGACTATAAGGGTGCTTGGACAACAGGTACTTACTACAAAGTCGATGACATTGTAAAAGACGGTATTTCAACTTATATTTGTTTAGCAGATCATACTTCAAGTAATTTTGCTACAGATGTTGCCGCTACTAAGTGGGAATTCTTTGCTCGTGGAGCAACAGACGTCCTACCAAATGTTACTGCGACTGATACGGGATCTGCTTTAACGGTTGCTTCTAACGGTATTGACTATGCTTGGATTTCCTCGGGAAGTAATAAAGTATTCTACGTAGCACCCCACGGCGTTGATAACGTTAACTCAGGTAAATCTTTAGCTACACCTTGGGCGAGTATTAAATACGCTACTACACAGTGTGGAACTGATGCTGTAATTTACGTTAAAAATGGTACTTATCTTGAACAACTCCCTATTATTGTTCCAGACACTGTTGCAATTATTGGCGATAGTCAACGAAATGTGTCAGTTCAACCAGCTTCTGGAAATGATGACAGTGGTACAGTATTAAACTCTGAATCTACAATGTTCAAGATGAGTAACGGTTCTCTTCTGATGGGCATGACTTTTAAAGGCATGACAGGGTGGGTTCCCGCCGCTTCCCCAAATCAAGATAGCATAAATCAATCAACCCCTAAAGGTATTGCTGTTGCTTTAAATCCAGCGTCTGCAATTACGACTAAATCTCCTTATATTCTAGAATGTAGTGCTATTGGCTCCGGAATGATTGGTGCCTATGTTGACGGTACTGTTCACAGCTCTGGCAACAAAAGTATGCTATTTCACGCCTATACTTGTATATGTGACAATGGTGTTGGTATTTGGGCTGCAAACAATTCTAAAGTAGAAGCTGTTAGTTGTTTTACTTACTATGCTTATTTTGGATATGCTGCAGATCACGGTTCTAAAATTCGTGCGCTTAATGGTAACAACTCTTACGGTACCTGGGGTACTGTTTCAGTTGGTTATGATTTAGGAGAAACAGCCAGTGTTGGTTCCGTTCTTGGTCAAAGATTAGATGTTACCAATCTAACTGGAACTTTTTCTGCTGGAGATACCTTAACAGGAACAACTAGCGGAGCTACCGCTGTTATTACCAACGTACAGGAATCTGCTGGGTGGATCTATGTAAGAGACATTGTTGGAACTTGGCAAGCTGCTGAAGCTTTCACCTCTACCGGGTCAGGGGCTGGAACTATTGATTCAGGTGCCTTATCAGATCAAGGTGGAAACGGATCAGGTTATGTATACGTAGTAACTGGTCTCACAGTACAACCAGAGCCTGGAGATAGTGTAACCTTTACTGGAGATAGTACTTCTTATGTTGTACAAAGCATAGGTGGAACATGGGCTTCTGCAAGCAGCGAAATAGTTATTATCCTTGCTCAAGAAAAGCCTACTACTGTTTCGGCAGGTACTGTCACAACTTTGCGTAAGAATTACTCTTCGGTTCGTTTAACAGGCCATGACTTCCTAAGCATTGGTACAGGTGGTATTACTTCTACCAACTACCCCGGAACGCCTACTCAACCTGCAGCGCAAGGTAACGAAATCAATGAGATGTTCCCCGGTCGTGTTTACTATGTATCAACTGACCAAGATGGTAACTTTCGTGTTGGTGAATACTTTAGAATCGAGCAAGCAACAGGTATTGCAACCCTAAACGCTAGTGCGTTTGATCTTGCAGGTCTTACATCACTTAAACTTGGCTCTATTGGTGCTCAACTTGGAGAAACAATTAACGAGTTCTCTTCTGATGTGACTCTTTCAGGTAGTTCTAACGCTGCAGTTCCTACTGAGAATGCTGTTAAAACCTATATAGATAATACTAGGGTAGCTAAAACAGGCGATGCTATGACTGGTGTCCTTGCAATGGGTGCTAACAAAATTACTCAAGTCGCTGACCCTACTGCCGCTCAAGATGTAACTACTAAAAACTATGTTGATACGGCTTTAGCGTCTTCTAGCGCAAACGAAATACCTTTCTATGACGCCTCAATATCTTCAACAGAGACCTTCTCTTCTGGTATGCGTTTTAATATAGAAACTCTAACTATCGCAAATGGCGTTACTTACAGTATTGGTACTAATGGTTTCCATTATGTCATACCAGCTGGTGGTTCTTTCGCTATGTTTAACGCATAAAAATATTTAAGGAAAAACTTATGTCAAAAATTATTGTAGATTCAATTCAAACAACTGGCGGTACTGCTTTTGGCCTTCCCGCTGCAGATGGTGCCGCAGGATCATATCTCTCTACAGATGGTTCTGGGGCACTTTCTTGGGCCGCAGCGGCGTCTCCTGATAAGTTACCCCCAGATAGCCATAAGATTGTTGGTACTGTTTTGTCAGGTTCGTCTAGACAAAACATCTATTCAACAGGGGAATGGTCTTCTAGCGGTCCTTGGACAACTTATTACAACTCTTGGAGTGATACAAACTCTCGTATCCAGGGTATTAACATGTTTATGGGGGATGGTTATTCTACCTCTACAGCTACAACTCAGCCTTACTATATAAATGATGGTATGCATAATGAATCTAGGAAACTAGAATTCGCTCATAATGGCCGTGTAGGACATAGCCGCAAAGATTATTTTGAGTATGACAACGTAACAAACCAGTACGCAGGTATACATATTAGGGCTTTGCCTGTTAGAAACACAACAGGCACCGATATAACTCGAAACGCTAATGTCTATGTTAGCGCATATGACAACGATTACGGCGGCGCTGCGTACTATAGTTTTGTTCCTGATGCAACATCTTACTCTGCAGTTACCTCGGGGTCTTGGACAGATTTAAACACTGCTTCTACATCTAACACCGACAACAACTTTGGTGCTACTAGTGTTACCTTTCCTGCTAATAAAACAACGATTCTCTTCTTAGCTAGCGCTACAAGATATGAAACAACTTATCGAATGAAGTCTACAAATCATTTCTACAATTTGAATACTCTTTTCCCTGATACAGATGATCTTGTTTGTGACCTTCGGATGCTGCATGCTCTTTCTACAGCACGGATTCCATCGGCTTCTCATACTACGGACACTTTCTTTAATGTGTACCCTACTTGTGCTGCTATGTACGGCGACCGTTAATTAATAATAAATATCACCTAGTCTTAACACAGGCTAGGTGGTCCATCTAATAAAAGGAAATAAAAAACAATGGCTATAGACCCAAAACACCTTGATCATGTGAAGTCCATGATCTGTGAAGGTATTAAATTAGAAACTAGAAACAATATTTTAGAGTCCCATAGTATTTCAGATCAGCTTAATGCAACTGGAGATGAGCTGACTGCAATCCGAGCTTCAATTGCAGAGAAAATTGCAGCAGGACAAGCTAAAAAAGATGCGGTTAACGCTTGCACTACTTTCGAAGAACTAGATGTTATTGTGCCTCGTGCAGACTAAATACCTCTAAATAATTTAAAAGTAATTAAATATTTTTAGTTCAGCAGAAGCTAGCTAAAAAGGACATGGAGAAAAATTATGTCTAGTAGAAAAATAAGTGTAGCAACTCTAGAAACCACTAGCAGTCTAAATATTGCTGGAGATCTAGTTATCGGCAAAGGTGCAACCGCCGCTAATGTTACAAATGCAAAGTTTAGAAAGACCTTTGAAGGTAACCAGTCGAGTGGTAATGAAAAATATGAAACCGCCGGTACTTTTTCTTTCGTAGTTCCCGATGGTGTAATAAAAATTTCAGCCCTAGCCGTTGGCGGCGGCGGCGGCGGTGCTCAAACCTGGGCCAATGATGCAGCAGGTGGCGGTGGAATGGCGTGGGCAGATGACATACCAGTTACTGCTGGTGAAACAATCCAAGTAACTGTTGCTAATCGCGCGGCCGCTAACACCGCAGGACAAACTTCTTCCGTGGGGGGATACCTCTCTGCCACGGGCGGGAGACAATCTGGAACACAATATGGTATCGGGGTCGCTGGCACAGCATCAGACGTAACAATTAATCGCGGTGGATCACCGTACAGTACTTCTTGGTCTGGCGGCGGCGGCGGTGCAGCTGGATACACAGGACGAGGTGGTAATGGTTACTACGGTGGCAGCGGCGCAACGCCTTATAATGGCTCTGGCGGCGGCGGTGCTGGCGGCTGTGGCTACGATTCCTCAACCTACGGATTTGGCGGCGGCGGTGGAGTCGGAATAGACGGTGAAGGCGCAAGTGGCACATGGGGTAATTTGTCTGGTCAAAGTACTCAACCTCAAAACAATGGTAACAGTTGGTATAGCGACTTCCGTTATGTAGGCATGGCTGGCTCTGGTGGTGAGCACGGCGCGCCTAATAATAACAGCTATAGTACCTCAAACAAAGGTAGAAGCTATGGTCACGGCTCCGGTGGTGACTACGGCGGCGGCGGTGCTGGCGCAGGATCAAGCATGACCAACAACGGTGGCTTTGGCAACGGTGGCCAAGGTGCCTGTAGAATTGCTTGGTCTACAAATAATTCGTTTAGTATTGCAGAAAGTTAAGGAGAATAATTATGGAAAATCAAATTTTATATACTGAAGTAGATAACTCTGGGAATATTATGGATCCCCCTGTTACACTTATAAAAGATAATTTTGAAAAGGTAAGTAGTACTTGGCTAGCTGATCGGACGTTTGTTGAAGTTGACAACAACATACCGACTCTTAACGATAATCAATTTAAAAGTTATTCTGGATTCTCTCAGAAGGATAACGGTACAATATCTAAAGACTGGGAAATAACTACTCTTTCTCACGATGATGCTGTAAAACTCTGGGTTCATCGTTATAGAGGTTTTTTACTTAAAGACTCTGACTGGACCCAAGGAGTAGATAGTCCCCTTACTGATTCTCAAAAATCAGAATGGGTAACCTATCGTCAAGCCTTGAGAGACTTACCTGCAAGCGTTCCAAATCCCTTAACAAGCGAATCCCAAATAAACTGGCCTACTGCTCCAAATGAGCCTGAATATCAGTCAGGCGAGTAAATGGCATTAAGAGATCATATCAAGAAAAATCATGATCTCGCCGAGGAACACCCCTTTGTAAAACTTTTGTTTTCGGGGGGTGTTTCAACCCCTATCTATGCAGACTATCTATTGAATCAGTATTTAATGTATGTAAAACTAGAAACTCTGCTAGAACATTACGGGTTACTCCAAGGCGTAGAGACTGTTAAAAGATCTAAGTTAATGCTAGACGACTTTCATGAACTCAGATCTAATGCAAAAGTCTATAATGTTACTTACGACTACGTGAGGTATTTAGACACAGTATCAAAAGAAAACTTAATGGCGCACATGTACGTGCGGCACTTTGGAGATTTATTTGGTGGACAACTTATGAAAAGGGTTGTTCCCGGTTCAGGCGCTATGTATGAGTTTGAGGATAGATCTAACCTTATTAAGGAACTAAGAGAACGCTTAAACGATAATCTAGCGGATGAAGCCAACAGAGTAATGCTCTGGGCTATAGAGTTATTTCAGGAGTTAGCAGATGAGCATGATATTCGATAGCTTAGAGCTATTACATAAGGATATACTAAATATACTATCTGACTATACTGAATATAAAGAAGAACATGAATTTTCATGGCCTAACTATGTCTACACAGACACCAAGTTTAGGCGAGCACATTTGGATATTGTAGATGCAAGAGATACAAAGAATCTTTATATGTTACATCTTTGTGTATTTCCACATACCAAAGACCCTGCACCGATATTTGGATTCGATATAATT